CTAAAAATTTTTTATATAAAAATTTAAGCTCCCACCCAACCACCACCCCAACAAATTTGCGACATTTGCAATCTTAAAGATATACAGCTACACTATGCCCTAAACGTACCTCATAGGTAACGCGCATGGAAATTGACTTAACGCCCGAAATACTTGCGGCACCTCTAGGCTCAGGTGTGCTTCATTACACCCATGCGGAACTACAAGCCGCTGCTCAAGCTATGTTTAATTCAACTGAGTTCATAGAGACCTTTGGCACCCCTGCTGCTCCAACTGATGCTGATACCTCTAGCGCACGTAAAGTGATGCAAAAAGAAAAGAAGGTATCCGATATACACACGTCTGCCGCAGCAGTGCACCTAAGAGCGTTACTCACAGAATACGATGTGCAGATTGCTAAGACCGCTGCACAGATACGCACCTATGTAACGAACAGCCTTATCGAAGAGTCAGCCCCGGGGTCTAAGAACCGTATGCGTGCCCTTGAGATGCTAGGTAAGATTAGTGAGGTTGGGCTCTTTACTGAGCGCAGCGAGGTGACGATTAAGCACCAGACGACTATAGAGCTTGAGCAAAAGGTTAGAGAGAAGTTAAGTGCCCTGTCACTTAAGAGTGAAAACGTTACAGATATTGATGTTATTCAAACTGTAGACATAACAGAGATAAGCGATAAGTTGCTAAGTGTTACTGACATCATGTTAAGTAAACCAAATGCTGACTGAATCAGAGATTCAAACGTTGCTAGATAACGTGGGCAATATGAGCGAGCATGAGCTCGTAGAGGTATTATCTACATTAGAAGAGCTCGAAGCTAGAAAGGTTGCTAAAGCAAGACGTGATGACCTGATTGAGTTTTGTAGGCACATGGACCCAAGCTATAAAGTCGGTAAACATCACAGGCGGCTTGCTAATTTGCTCATGTCTATGGAGCGCGGGGACGAAGATCGTATTGGGGTGTCTATACCCCCGAGGCACGGTAAGTCTATGCTGGTGTCGATACTGTTTCCAGCGTGGTATCTAGGTAGGAACCCAGAGAAGTACGTGATGCTGGTGTCACACACCGCAGATTTGGCTACAGACTTTGGTCGTAAGATACGAAATATCGTAGATAGTGATTTATATAAAGAGGTATTTCCTTCGGTTAAGCTAGCGGTTGACTCAAAGAGTGCTGGACGCTGGAATACTAACGCAGGTGGGTCGTTTTATGCGTGTGGTGTGGGTGCAGCCTTGGCAGGTCGTGGTGCAGACTTCCTTATTGTTGATGATCCGTTCTCTGAGCAGGATATTTTGAACGGTAACTACGAAGTTTTTGACCGCGCCTACGAATGGTTTGCGTATGGAGCTCGAACCCGCTTGATGCCACACGGTAAAGTAGCGATTGTGCACACTAGGTGGCACCCCTCAGACCTAATAGGGCAGTTGGCACGGGATATGGTGCGCGTTGAGGGGATGGACAAGTACCATTTCTTTGAATTTCCAGCTATATTTAACGAAAATACCGACAACGAGGTCGCTCTATGGCCTGAATTCTATGATTTAGAGGCACTGCACCGCACAAAAGCCTCCATGCCGCTGTTTCAGTGGAACGCGCAGTACCAACAGAGCCCCACATCCGAGGAAGGTGCGCTAGTTAAGAGAGAATGGTGGATGAGATGGGACAAGGATGACCCCCCGCCGTGTGAATACATAATCATGACGCTAGACGCTGCCGCTGAGAAGAATACCCGTGCTGACTTTACCGCTCTTTTGACGTGGGGTGTGTTCAGTGACGAGAAGTTGACCGATGGGGCTAGCCATATCATGCTCCTTAATGCTATAAACGTGCGCGTAGAGTTCCATGAGCTTAAAACATTGGCACTAAAAGAGTGGAACGAGTGGAAGCCAGACTCATTTATCGTTGAGAAGAAGTCAAGCGGTACCCCGCTATTCCAAGAGCTACGCAGAACAGGTATACCTGTGCAAGAGTTCACCCCACACAGGGGCACGGGAGATAAGATAGCCAGACTTAACGCTGTATCAGATATTGTACGAGCTGGTATGGTGTGGTACCCCGCTGGGCGCAAGTGGGCAGAAGAGGTTGTAGAACAAGTAGCGGCTTTCCCAGCATCTGCACACGATGACTTGGTTGACTGTGTGAGTATGGCGTTGACTAGATTTAGAAATGGCGGGTTTATACGCCTAGATTCAGATGAGCGAGACGAACCGATTTATCGCCGCACTGCGGCTTACTATTAAGGATATATGATGGCAATGGAAAAAGGCTTATACGCCGCCCCAGTAGGTATGGATGCAGGGGACACACCTGATTTAGAGATAGAAATAGTCAACCCTGATATGGTTACACTAAGTGATGGGTCAGTAGAAATATCGCTTATGCCTGAAAAACAGTTGTATGACGGGGTAGAGTTCGATGCTAACTTAGCTGAGTATATGGATGATGGTGAGCTATCAGACGTAGCAGGTGAGCTAGTTGACGCTTATAACAATGACACAGCCGCCCGTGCAGACTGGGAGAAGACCTATACAGAAGGTATTAAGTTGCTAGGGCTTAAGTATGAGGAACGTACTGAACCGTGGGAGGGCGCTTGCGGTGTACACCACCCTATGATTGCTGAAGCCGCTGTGCGTTTTCAAGCAGAAGCTATTATGGAGACTTTCCCAGCCAGCGGTCCAGTACGTACAAAGATTATAGGCGAAATAACCCCTCAAGCTACAGATGCAGCAAACCGTGTGCGCGAGGACATGAATTATCAGTTGACTGAAGTCATGAAAGAGTATCGTGCCGAGCACGAGCGTATGCTGTGGAACCTACCTATTGCTGGTTCGGCGTTTAAGAAAGTATATTTTGATCCCACCTTGGGACGTCAAGTATCTATATTTGTACCTGCTGAAGATGTTGTTATACCTTATGGCATTTCAGATATTTCATCGTGTGGTCGAATCACACACCGTATGCGTAAGACAAAGGTTGAGCTAGCTAAGTTGCAAGAAGCTGGGTTTTACCGAGACGACGTGAATGTAGACAGCACACCTGTCATGCAAGCAGATGAAATACAACAAGCCAAAGATAGAGAGACAGGGTTCTCGGCCACATATGATGACCGCCCCCTATTGTTAGAGATGCACGTTGAGTTTGATTTGCCCGGCTTTGAAGACAAGGATGAGGATGGGGAACCTACAGGTATCCCGTTGCCATATGTTGTTACGATACTGAAAGACACCAATGAAGTGTTATCCATCCGCCGTAATTGGGATGAGATGCCTGAAATTAGCGAGGGTAATGCAGGTGCACAAATTACCTATAAACAGCCTAACCAATACTTCGTGCACTACCAGTATGTGCCCGGCTTTGGGTCTTATGGCTTTGGTTTGGTTCACCTAATTGGTAACTCAGCTAAGAGCGCAACTTCTATTACACGTCAGTTAGTTGATGCAGGTACGTTATCTAACCTACCCGGTGGTTTAAAGACCCGGGGTCTGCGTATTAAGGGGGATGATACTCCCATCACTCCGGGTGAATTTAGAGATGTGGATGTGTCTTCTGGCACGTTGCGTGACAACATTATGCCGCTCCCATATAAAGAGCCCAGCCAAGTATTGATCACGTTGCTAGGTATTATCACTGAGGAAGCACGTCGCTTTGCAGCTACGCCAGATATGAAGATTAGTGATATGGGTGCTCAAGCACCTGTTGGTACCACACTAGCTCTCATCGAACGCAACATGAAGGTGATGTCGGCTGTTCAGGCTCGTATGCACTTCGCTATGAAGCAAGAGCTAAAACTCTTAGCGGTAATGATTAGGGATCACGCATCGCCTAGCTACGACTACAAACCAGATGAAGGTTCACGTAGATCACGTTTAGAAGATTACAGCCGTGTTGAGATTATCCCTGTGTCAGACCCTAACGCATCAACATTAGCGCAACGTGTTGTTCAGTACCAAGCTGTTATTCAGTTAGCTCAGATGGCACCACAGATTTATAACTTGCCTAAGTTGCATCGCCAGATGTTAGACGTATTGAGTATTAAGGATGCAGCAGAGCTCGTACCGCTAGATGATGATCAGAAGCCTACTGACCCAATCAGTGAAAACATGAACATCTTAAACGGCAAGCCAGTTAAAGCATTTATATACCAAGACCACGAAGCTCATATCCGTGTGCATATGGCGGCTATGCAAGACCCTAAGTTGATGGAGATTATGGGTCAGAACCCACAGGCTCAGATGTTAATGCAAGCAGCCCAAGCCCATATAACAGAGCACGTTGCGTTTGCCTATCGTGACCAGTTGCAGAAACAGATGGGTGTTACGTTACCTGAGCCAGATGCTGAGTTACCTAAAGATATTGAAATGCAGTTATCACGTCTGTCTGCTGATGCCTCAGATAAGCTATTACAACGCCATCAAGCTGAAGCTCAAATGCAGAAGAACCAGCAAATGCAGCAAGACCCGATTATCCAGATGCAGCAAGCTGAACTTCAGATCAAGCAAAAAGAAGTGGATATTAAAGAGAAACAGATGATTAGTAATGCAGCCGCAGAAGCTGACAAGATAGCGTTAGATCGTGAAAAACTCCAAGCAGAAATGGAGCGTGAAGGATTACGGATTGGCTCACAAACAGCCGCCGCTAAAGCAAAACTTGAGTCCCAACAGCAGTTAGAAATATTAAAGGCTGGGATGAGAGCTGAGGAACTGCAAGCTAAACAGCAAGCAGAGGGGATGCGTATGGGTATCGACGTATCAAAATCGCGTGAGCAAATGCGCATTCAAGAGATGCAGTCTAAGCAAAACGCGCAATCTAAAGAAGGGAACCAGTGATGACTGAGTTAGAAGTACTACGCAGCAAAATACGGGAACGTATGAACGATATTGCTGACGCACTAGCAACGGGGGCTTGCCGTACATATGAGCAGTACCAACACATGTGTGGTGTTATTGAGGGTTTAGCCCATTCGGAGCGAGATATTTTAGATATGCAAGACCAACAGGAGAGATTAAATGGCTGAGATTTTAATTGGCACAAACCCGAATAACCCACAAGTTGTGGGAGCAATAGACATGGAGAAAAGTGCAGAAGAGAAAGCCAAACAACTGCCTGACCCATGTGGCTACCACATCCTATGTGCTATCCCTGAGATAGATAAGATGTACGACAGTGGCATCATTAAAGCTGACTCTACGATGCAGTACGAAGAAGCTTTGACTACAGTTCTATATGTGGTCAAGTTGGGTCCAGATTGCTATAACGATAAAACGCGGTTCCCATCTGGCGCGTGGTGCAAGGAAGGCGACTTTATTTTGGTGCGCCCTAGTGCTGGTTCACGGTTAGTAATTCATGGGCGTGAGTTTAGATTAATTAACGACGATACGGTTGAGGGAGTTGTACAAGATCCTCGTGGTATCCGCCGCAAATAAGGAATAAACATGGCTATGCAAGAATTTAAGTTTCCCGATCAGGTTGATAAGGAAGAACCACAAGAAGATCAAGTTGAGTTAGAGCTTGAT